GAACTCGGTGTGTCGACGATCGTAAACAATCTCGTACCAAACATTCCAGTCAAATGTATTCACTGGTTTTTACGAAACACCGATTACGAAAATGCGAATGATGCTATCGGTACATCGAGTGTAAACGAGCGTATGTTATTCCAGAACCGATTCAATTTTTCTTCGAATGTAAATTTCGATGACCAGCAAACGTTCTTCTATCCAATCATGGAGTCTGCGAGTTTTCATATCAACGGTAATAGACTTCCAAACGTGACCAACACGAATCACACCTATTTCAAATATCTTGTGCCGTTCAGGAACAGGTTAGCTAGGCCAATTAGAAATATTTACACGTATAGCTTCTCGATGAATCCGGTTAATGTGGAACCATCGGGGAACTTGGATTTTAGTCAGATACAGTCAGATAAAACGAATATAGAAGTGAAATTGGGGGGTGCTCTTGTTGACACAGCAACAAAGACGTACTCTTTGAATATGTATTACACGGGTTACCAGACGTTCATATTTGAACGTGGTTTCATGTCACCTGCCTAGTAAACAATTTAGTTTTGTTATTACTAATATATTCGATGATATTATTCTTTATACACCATTTGATGAAATTCAACTGTGCGAGCGTCGTATGAATTTCATGAGATGTACCCGGAACTACATATGGAAACTTTTCTGATCGACAAAATGGATCAAACAACTTTTTACTGTACCCATCGAGACTCGATTTGTAAGCACAGTGAACGGTAAACAATTTACCGTCTCGTGTCGTAAATGAAATGTGATTCTTCTTCGCATAGTTGGTGATGAACCATTCAAGGTTCCGCAGAGAAATACCACTCGACTTATCTAGGATGTTTAACAATTTAGATCTGTTTTCCTCTGTACTATAAAATGCGTTTATGGATGTTAGTAGGATATCAGTTTTACTCATTACCAATCATGGTACCCAAATCTATAAGCCCGTTCGAATACACACACCCTGGACAATCTTTCACATACATTAATTCCGGACTATGATTATGGCTATGATTTCTAGAGAGTGACACGCGGTTCAGGCGATTTATTTGTGTCGCATGATGCCTACAATACCCGTTATGAATACCTTTGAATGTACACCGCCTTCCATCTGTTTTCGTTCCTTTGCAGATTGTTCCAGAAAACGTCTCGGGTATATCCTTAAGAAGAAGATCCTTTGATATTCCATGTTTTTTTGAAATGATCTCGATGTATTCATTCATCATCGCGACGAGTCGTTGATTGATTTCTTCGTCGATGAGAACGTCTATCTTTTCATATCGGCTCATGTCTTACTGGTATTTTGTTCGTATTTTTTAAATAGGTCGTCGATCGTCCCCACTCTGGCTCCTTTAATCCTTTCTCGTAAATCGGCAACCTTTCCAGAGTCGTCGAGACCCAATTTCTTACACTCCTCCACCAGTTGCTCCTTTTTCATCGTACTGAGTGCCGGACCAACCTTTTTCTTTTTTGGTTTATGCTGATCAAGAATTTCTCCAAAAATATCCTGTTTCACATTCTCATAGAGTGGATCAAGAAGATCACATACTGGGTTGAGGAACTTGTTTTCGAAATAATATAGGTAATCCACGGGTATGTTGTTTTCCTCGACGTACTTCGGATCTTCAGATTTCTCAAACGCTTTTGCCTTGGGATCGTCTGTTTTGGTGAGTAGATACGGCACGCGATCACCCGACTGTGGCTCCGAACCTGGTTTACGTTCACGCATTTTGACGACGACCTGTACGTGTGACTGATTAATATTCACACTCTCGGGGCTCGTCACAGAAACGGGTTCTCCCTTAATCTTGTATGTATCGGACAAGGACTGACTCAATACGAGTTTATCATTCGGTACGTCACCCGACAGGAGTTCAATCGCCCGCTCTTTCGCGAGTTCCATAGGTGGACCTGGATCACTCGATGTGAGTACAACATCGAGAAGTTCCTTGCACACCTCTCGCACATGAGGTGTATTGTCTCGGCGGACAACCTGGAGTCCCTTAATATCCACATAATCCATGTGCATCTGATCATCCTTTCCCTTTGTCCAAAGTTTAGCCGCGTAACGCTTTTTCGAATACAGGAAATAGGGCCAGTACACCTTCTCGAGTTCCAGGTTGTTTGGCTTCTTGAACAGAGCGGAACACTCTTCCGCTGCACGTTCACCAATCTCCCAACTGTATTTAACAGCTTCTTCACCCTTACGGTCACCCACGTCGAACTCAACCATGACTGAATCCGTGTCGCCATATCGCACCTTCGCCCCTGGAAAGTTTGCCTCTACGTAATTCTTCGTCTCTTCAATCATACCACGACCACGACATGTCGTCGTAGAGGCAATCGGTACACATGGAAGAATACCTTTACCCGCACCCGTGAATCCATATACAGAGTTCATCGAAACCTTGTACGCCAGCTGCTTACCGTTGTATACTTCTTTCATAGACCCCGTCGCAGCCGCCATATCCTTCTTCGCCTTTTTGCGAAACTGTTTAAGTTCGAGGAGAATCGCCGGTAAGAGACTGGATACACCTTGTGCGAACTTATACACCTTGTCGCCAATCTTGAATGTCTCATATGTGACACCTTCGATATTCCCGTAACGATACTCATCCATCACCAAAGTTGAATAGCAAAGGTTGTGTGCCATCATGATTGATGGGTACAGGGCTTCAAAATCAAGTGCCGTGATTGGAGTGTAGTACGCTCCTTTTTGGGCTTCCAAAACGGTCGCACCTTCATACGGCTCTTCGGGGAGAGATCCATATTTGATTGTGGGTACCATGTACCCCAGTTCACGAGCCTTTTTCGTCAACTGAGAAAAGACCTTGATCTGCTGTCCACGTTCGACGAGGAAACAAAGGGGAACCCAAGTCGCCTTTGCCATCTCCAGGAGGTTCAAAAGTGTGCATAGCTTTTTCAAGAGTTTATGAGGGAGAAGAGTATCCTTGATACAATACTCGGCAACTTCACCCAACTTTTTTGGGTCACCCTCTTTGTATCGAGCAAACATCTCCTTCGGAGACATATCGATTTTCTGGTCTCCCAGGTACAACTTTGAAACTTCGTTGAGTTTATAAGAATCCAATTTGTACCCTTTCTTCACTTCATGAAACATATCGAAGATGAATCGTCCAGACATAGGAAGCAGTTTCAGGAAGTTGTCACCCAGGGCACTCGAACTCAACTTTTTCAGTAAGAGTTCACTAGGCGGTTCACGTAACTTTCCCAGGTTGAAGAATTCCTCATCACAATTTGTCAACAGGGCTCGTTTGTAGATATATTCAAGATCGAACCCGAAAATATTCCACCCTGTAATGATATCCACATCCTTCTCATGAAGATATTTTTGAAACGCCTCGAGCATTCCACGCTCGGTATCGAAACTCACTACATCCGGTCCCTCAGTCTTCTTGTAACACAGGCATGTCTTCTCGTACGGTTCATCACTTCCAAACGTACACAGTGAAATGGCAATCTGGAAACATGCATCATTTAAAACGTCAGCATTTGGAAATTTACCAGTTGAACTATTACATTCGATATCAATCGATGCCACCACGAATGGTGCTATGTCGTCACGGTTCACCGGCTTCAGGGTTGACCAGTCATTACACCAGAGATCGATATCCACTTTCGCAAGATGGGAGCGTACACAATCTGAACCCGTGTCCAACCACCCAGTAGACTGGATCCCCGTACGATGCATGAGCCTCAGGACGGGATCGAGATTTGCTTCATAGACGTGATACCTTCGAAAATCGCGATTGTACGCAAACACCGAATTGACCTTTCTACGATCCGCGAGGGTCTTGAAGTTGAGGCGCATGTATGCAAATTGTTCATTATTTTGGAAACCCCAGACATCTTTCTTTTGAGTCACACTATACCCAGTCACGTGATCCGGGCGAAGTTTGTTCAGGTCATCGTAGAGTAGACGAACATCTCGATCCGTCGAACCCCTGGGTAATTTTACAAAAAAATAGGGTTCGAAAACGGTCGTCACACATACAGATTTACCATCCTCCGTCTTTCCCATAATACTGATCATATGTTCGTCATCAACATCTCGAGCCTCCCATGTCAAAGCCTGGAAAACCACCATATGTTTATAATGAGCCAAAATTTTAATATCATTTATTAATAAATGTCTGCCGCTTTAATTGAGCTCGTGTCGGTGGGTGCCCAGGATGTCTACATCACTGGTAACCCCCAGGTCAGTTTCTTCCGCCAGAACTACAAGCGCTATACCAACTTTGCCATGAAGCCCGAGCGCATGGATTACATCGGTACCTTTGGTGCGAACAATGAGGTTGCCATTCCCATTCGCTCGAAGGGTGATCTCATGAGCTACATCTGGATCGAGTCTAATGGCATCGCCGGAGTTCAAGAGAATGCTACGGGTCTGTTCTCGAATGCCGCCGCGAGCCCCACTGAATTTTCGCTATGGATCGGTGGTCAGAAGGTATCCCAACTGGATTCCCTCTTCGTTCAGGGTGTACACAACCCGCTCATGCGGGACACCACCGCGAAGGCGTCTATGGCTGTCACGACCAACGCCAAAAAGGAAAACAACACCGGTAACCATTACATGATTCCTTTCTTCTTCGGTGAAGACTGGACCAAGGTGCTCCCCCTCGTGGCGCTCCAGTACCATGATGTT